ACCACATTCACATTCAGCTTCCTTTGCTACCCAAGCACCATCTCTGTAGACTATTGTAGCCTTAGATAGTTCTTTAGTCTTTCCACATTCGCAAGTGTATAGTGTCATCTCTTTAGCTTATCAAGTTCAAACTCTAAATGATTTATAGCTTTCTGTATGCACTCTATCGGAGAGTCGTGTTTCCTATCTGCTCGTAAAAGATAAGTTACTGCCGTTCCTAGATTGTAAGATAAGTCAAAGTCTTCAATGACTTTACGTGCTTCTATCTTGTATCTTCTTCCTATGTAGTAACTTGGTATTCTATTGTTTTTCATTTTGTTTTTGTATTTCTTCGTAACTTCTATTTTTATCTAAGTTTTCCATATTCCAAAAGAGTTTTTCTTTTCTTCTGTTCTTTATTCTTGTTTCTAATATAGTCATAAGGATAACCACAAATAAGAAGATTGCTGTTAAGATGCCTAGTAATGTAAATATAATCATAGTTTTATTCTGATAATAGTCTTAGTAATTGTGCACTCGTATATATTCTTTCCTTTCCTGAATAATTATCAAAGATACAAGTGAAGTTATCTTCTTCCCATATCCATAAAGAATTTACTTTGTTCTTGATGTGTCCTTTCAACACCCACTTGATTGTTTTGTATGTTCTTTCCATATCTATTGTTTTAATTGTATTAGGGAGGTAACCACACCCCCCCTTTACTACTCAGGTCTGAAAAATTAAAAGCTTTTTAGGTCTTACCCTTTATTGATTAATTATTTCCTGAGTATTCTTTATATATCTTCTTTATTCCATCAAAGCAAGTAGCTATACAAGAACCACAATTAGTTCCTGTTGAGTAGTTGGTGCTGTATAACGTGTTGTATATCTCAATCATTTTCTTCTTTGCCGTTTGGTCTTTAGCTCTACCTGTTTTCAAGTCCTCCCATAAAACTACAATCTCTGCTATTATTTCTTCAGGTATATCTGTTCTAACTTCTACTTCTGTTGTTTTACTCCAATACTTCTGAGGACATTCTTGACTTGATATTCTAGCTTTGACTTTCATAAAACATAAGCACCTCTTACATTGTCCTGAAGGCTTAAAGTAATACACACAAGACTTACAAATGTTTATTCTATCTTCATATATATCTTTAGGTACAAAGAACTTATTCATTTAACTTATGTTTTAATTGTACTCTTACTTTATCTATTGTTGTAAACAAGCTGTTTCTACTTATTCCTGTCTTAGCAGCGAGTGAGTCTAGTGTGTTTGACTCGTGATAGTATAATTGGAAAACTTTAGTATCGTACCAAGAAAAATTGTCTTCTAAGGCTTTATCTATCTTTTCGAGGCTAGTCCATTGATAGTCGTCTGTTATTTCATTAGGCAAGTTGTAAAGGTGTTTAGATGGTATTGTTTCCCCTGTTTCCATTTCATCATAAGTAACTGCACTTGTTAGACTGTCTATGTGTGTGTAATACTTCTTGTACTTATAATAGTAATTACTTCGTGGACTTGTTAATGCTCGTCTTAATGCTACTGCTCCATATCTTGTAACTCCATCTATTCCGTCCTTTTCATAAATAGCAGAAAGTGTGGATTTATTCATCTGTAGTAGGTAGAGCATCAATTCTTGCACAGCCTCATTGACCTCGTTCTCATCAGGAGTTAATCCGTAAGCCATAGTCCTAAACTTATCTGATAGCTTTGATATTTCTTCGTAAATCTCAGTCATCTATATTATGTTTCTAAAAATATGTGTTGCTACATCAACTGTCCATCCATCTCCAATTAAATCTCCTGCCTTTGTTTGATTTAAAATACTTGTATATCCTTTTGGAATATTATGTAATTTTTCTAATTCATTTTGATTAACAGTTCTAACACAATCTTTTTCATATATCAATGTTATCATTCCTGTTGTTTCGTTTCTATGTAAAAGATATTCTTGTTTTGATTTACCTGTCGCACCACTATTTGTATTTAAGCAAGAGTGTTTTCTTTTCTTTGTTGTTCCACTATCTAATATATTTTGAAGATATATTTTCTTGTCTTTAGGTTGTGGTATATTACTAATCAATCTACCTGTTATATCATAACTGAATGGAGGAATGTTTGTCCAATAAAGTCTATCCCTTAAAGCACCGCTTACTAAACTACCACAGATTCTAACAGGTTCACAATCTAATTCATTACAAATAAACCAATAGTTATAATCAGACATAATTACATTTTCTAAAAGAAAGTATTTTGGTTTACACTCTTTAAGAAGTCTAACATACTCAAAGAATAAACTAGACTTAGAACCCTCTACTCCTTTTCTCTCTTTATTAGCTCTACTAAAGTCTTGACAAGGACTACCACCTATAAGTAAATCTATTTTAGGAAGATTAAATCCATTAATTTTAGTAACATCTCCTAATTGTTTTGTATTAGGATAGTTGTGTTGTGTTACTTCAATAGCGTGTTTCTTTATTTCAGCAGCAAAATAATTATCTACTTTAATACCTGCACGTTCTAATGCTATCTGACCACAGGACATTCCATCAAATAAACTTAGTACATTCATATCTAATCGTTAATTGGTTCTATTTTGTCAATCTTATCTACTGTACTCTGTACTAATTCATCAAGGACTACTCGGTATGCTCTGACTACTGCTGAATTGCTTTTTGTTTCTATCCCTGCAAAGAATCCGTTAGTTGCTACTGCTAAGTTAATTGGTATTATTAATAACCAATCCCAAAAGTTGTCTTCACGTTGCCCTGCTCCGTAGTTGTTATGATATTCTAAAATAATTTCAACCACTTCTAAGTAATTCTCATATCTATTTTTGGTACTCACTTCCTTTGCGAACTCTTTACACATTGTAATATAAGTTTCTATAATTACTCGGTGTTCATTATTTGCGTAGATTGGTTCTATCATACGCCAAAGATAATCAAAATGTTACTCTATTCCTTTTTCTTCTTTTAAGTTTTCAACAATGTTTTTATAGTAACTTATATAATCTTCATATTCTACTCTTGAAATCTTAAATGTAGTCCTTGCTAGGAACTCTAATTCCTCTGCTGTTCCTTCTCCATACTTAGCATCTAAGTTAAGTCCAAACTTAAACTGCTCGCCTTGACTAAACATATTACACTTGATACATTGAACCTGACAATTTTCTGTATCAAATCTTGTTGCCATATGCTTACGGCTTTGGAAGTGTCCGTTCTGCATTCCGTCCTTGTAACCTCTGACTACCCCACAAGTAAAGCATTGAACCATTCCATACTCATTAGCATCTCTAAGTCTTATGTAAAGACTGAACCATTTATCTAACTCCTTCTTTAGTTTACTGATTGTCTTTTTCATATTCTAATTAAGTTTTTGATTAATACTTTAACTAACATCTCTTGGTCAAATGTACTACCTTCTCTTACTGCCCTTCCTCCATAGTAGAAGATTCCTTTTAAGTTGTTTATTCTTTCATAGACTATAGCGTCATCAAATGCCCATAAAATAGCTACAGGCTTTTTACTTTGTACTTGTAACATCTGACCTCTTACTATCTTCCTCATTGAAACTATTACATCTTGAGCTTTTTCAATACTTTTATGAACTCCTTTAACTTCTGCAAATCCTGTAAGAGTTCCTTTGTTATAAAGAGCTGCGTCTATATGTGCATACTCAGGATGCTTAGCAAATGTCAATCCGAAATGATTAGCAAATGTTTTAAGAGTTTCTTGCTCCCTTAATTTATTTGCTTTGTTTTCGAACTTCATTCTTTTCTTCTTTAGGCTTTTTAATTGATACCCACTTTTGAGGTCGGTATGTACTTGGCTGTGGGAATCCAAACATCATTTGGAAACTTCCTGTTTTTACAGGGTCGTACAATTCTTCTTTCTTCATTTCTTTTATTTTTAATTTCTAAAACTATTTCCTTTTATTACTACTACCTTACACTTTCTTAATCTATCTAAAGTTCTTTCATCATATCTTTTATTTAAATCTTCTGCATCCAAATTAGTTGTTATCAGTAAAGTCTTTGAACTATCTTCAGCATAAGAAATAGCATCAGCTACAGCATCAATCTTAGTTCCATAGTCATTCTTAATGCTTTCAGTTCCTAAGTCATCTATGATAATAAAAGTAGCTATATTTTTCTCTATTGCTACTAAGTCTTTTGCTGCTATACTTTTAAGAACCTTATTAGTCTTGGTTCTAAATATTGCAGGAATAACAAAGTTAAGAATAGTAGATTTACCTAAACCACATTCGCCCATTAACATTAGACCTCTACCTTTATTATCTACCATCCAATCAATTATTTCGTCATAAGCAGGAAGATGATTGTAAGTGTCTATCGTTCTGTCATAGTGCTTAAAAGCCTTAACAAACATTTCCTTCAGTTCCTCTTTAGTTCCTAACCTAAACCTATTGTAAACTTTAGGTTTAAGAAATTCAGCTATTTTAAATGTATCTTCTATTGTTCTCATATTCTTTTTTAAAATGAACCATCCCCATAGTCTTTTCCTTTCTGATGAAAATGAGGAGTAGTTCTGTCGTTAGTATTATTTTTATTATTTCTGCTTTTCTCCCAAGTTCTTACGCAAGCTTTCCAATCCTTCATTTTGTTTTTACCTATCAACCAATCTTTACTTTCATAGAAATCAAAAAATGTTTCAGCATCTACATTGTTTTTTCTTTCTTTACAATATTCTTTAATATCAATTATTGTAGGTTTAACAAAACTCCCCTTAGTATTACTATCTGTAAGATTAGTATTAGTTATATTTATATTAGTATTATCTGTTAACTTTTCTTTACTAGGTATGTTAACCAAAGTTATCACCCTTGTATCTATTTGTTTACTACCCTGTTTATATATGTTAACACGTCTAATATGATTATTATCTTCAAGATTCTTAAGCCACTTTTGAATAGATACCCTACTAACTTCATACAGTCTGCAAAAGTATTCAGTAGAGGCTGTGCATTTTCCATTCATATTACATAAAGCAGTTATTTCAGCATAAAGCAATTTAGCGTTAGGTATTAATGCTTTACTGTATCTGACTTCAGCAGGTATTATTGCGTAGTAGT